ATACCTTGGGGGACGATCCATGCCTAAAGAGTACAGCACAGAAAAGATACGGTCAATAGGGATAGATCCTAATGACCTCAGTACAACATTGTACTGCCACTGGGAGATAGAGAAGGTGGAGTACCACCTAGACAGGATGGTCTCTTACCTGGTAGAGAACAGGTTACCACACGCACTATCTCGTATAGTGATTGATGACATCGAGGATGCTAGGAATGAACTCAAGGAAATCTTTGATTACCTGTACAAAAAAGAGGGGCGGCTTGACAAATGAAGAAAGTTTGTCCAATTCTTTTTTCAGGTAGTAATACCATCAAAGAAAGTTGCACCCTTGGCCTTTAAATCAGGCGTACCGAAACGGTACAAGGGACATCGGTTGCCAGAAATTGCCCATCTGGTTGTAAAAAGGATTGCGAAAGCAATGGCTAATGCCTGACCAAAGAGGATTATAGTGACGTACCGAGTCCTCTCAGGCACCAGCTCTACATTGACTCATTACAGGGATCAAGGATAGAATGGTTAGTCCCTTGTAGGGGCTAATTGTACCCAGATACAACGATCTATTAAGGGATTAGAGGAGAGATTAAACTATGGGACTAACGATAGAACAACAACACGTGATGGACTGTATGCTTACTGGCAGACAAGGCAGTAGACTGATATGCTTTGGATCAGCAGGTACAGGTAAGTCATTTCTGATTAAAGAAATAGTTAAGACATTCGATTGCTCGATCTTAGCAGCACCTACTGGCAGAGCAGCTACTATCATTGGAGGCAGTACAATACATAAGTTGTTCGGGATACCATCAACTCATCCAATCAATCCAGACTTCAAGGAGCAGCCAGTACACAGGCAGAGATTCAACGATCCATCTTGCAGGTACTTCGGAGGACAACGCAAAGAAGTGCTGAAGCACTGCTCGTGGATTATCTTGGATGAAATCGGTATGGTGCGATGCGATCACCTTGACTTCATCGAAGCAGCGTTACGTAAAGCTCGTGGATCTTTCGAGCCATTCGGAGGAGCTAAGATTCTGTGCGTTGGAGATGTCGGCCAGCTTCCACCAGTTGCCCAGGGCAGAGATGCTAGTACATTAAAGCGGTACGGTTACAAAGCTCCGTTCGGATTATTTCAGAGTAATGTACTGAACACTGACTTCCATCAGGTTAGTCTTACGAAAGTAATACGTCAGGAAAATCCTATCGAAGCTAACATCTTGAACAGAATTAGAGTAGGTGCTCAGACTAAAATAGATATTGACTATCTGAATACACGTGTGCAAGCACCTGATAGTAAAGCAGTTATACTGACTCCTCTCAGGAAGATACGTGACGAGATCAATAAGAAAAAACTTAATGACTTACAAGGAAGGCTATTGTGCTTTTCCGCCACTCGAACTGGATCGTTCAAGAAGAAGAAAGACAAGGATCTTCCCATCGAAGAGAAGATATACTTGAAGGAATATTGCCGCGTAGTTGTGAAAGCAAACATGACGTATAAGGTGATGGGAGTTACGCAAAGGATTGTGAACGGAGACACTGGTACGTTCTACGGAATTGATAAGCGTAGCCGTATGATTATTCACAGGGACTCCGACAACAGTATAATTTATCTGAAGCCTAAGAAGTACCAAGACAGTACGCCAAAGGTTACGGTCGAGGATGGAGAGGAAAAGGTTATCGACGAGAGCAAGGGTCAGTACATTCAATTCCCTATTCAGCTAGGGTACAGCATGACGATCCACTCCAGCCAAGGAAGTACACTGAACAAGGTACATCTACAGCTACCAAGGCAAGTACCTATGGCTCCAGGTCTAACTTACACAGCTTTATCTAGAATCAAATCGTTCTCTGACTTGACATTATCCAGAGATCTGCAAATGTACGATATATGGAGCGACGTTTCCGCTTCTTTTCACCATCAACAGTACGAGTTTAGCTACGAGTACAAAACAAGAAACCAATAAAACATATGAGAGACACACGATACTGGAAAAAAGACAACGCAAAGGGAGGTTACTGGAGTAAATGCCGTGACCAAATAAGCAACGAGCAAGCCAATGACGGCAGAGTACTACACAAGTACACTAAGCCTTCACCTGGCGAGAGATGGCAGTACACTACAGATAAACTGTTCGGTAATATCGAATCCGTTTACATCGACAACGGAATGTACGGTGAGGTTCTAAACATAGGACTTCAGCACGACCAAGGAGTAGATGTACTTAGCGTACCTGTATGGAAAGACAAGGCCAACGGTAAGCTATCTGTTGACTTCAAGGGTATCGCTAAGAAAATTCCTAACATCTCTGTTCATTCTCCCCTGAGTGCAGCTACTTGGATGAACCATAAGGGAGCTTACACGTTCAAAGATCCACAGGGCAATGAGCGTACAATCGTACCGATCTACATCACGATTCAGCAAGGTGGAGCTAGCGTTGCTTCAGCGTTCCCTTATGAGAACGGTAAGTACGTTGGAGTTCCTGAAGCAGATTCTGCTAAGATCGGGGACAAGACGTACTTCGACTTCTCTAAGCAGAACGACTTCTTCGTGGACACGGTTAATCGTTTCATCCAAGATAATCAATCTGTCTTTGAGGAACGTAAGGCTAATCGCTCCGCGACTCCTGCTGAACAGGAAAGTCAAGAGCCTAAGAACATTCCTGTCACAGCTAATGCTGCTGACGATAGCGATGACGATCTACCGTGGTAAGCATGAGTGAAACTAAATGGATTCAGGGGAAGCTTGTTAAGCAGGTGTACAAAGATTCTGCTAACAACTTCCAACTTGAGCGTAAAGATGGTTCAACATTCGGCCTTATATACAAAGGTTCTCCTCTCAGTAAATACGAGAGGGGGACTGAGGTGTACGCTACTGACGCCAGTCTATACATAGACGGTAAGGTTAAGGTGTACAAGACGGATGACCCACCTAAGTTCAAGTTCAAGGAAGACACTACAACCTGCATTGATAAGCAGGGTGAAGTCCAGCCAACTCCAACGGTACGTGAACTCACTACCGAAGAGCTTACGCTCGCTGGGATTGAGCTGTTGTTAGTCAGATCGCTTGACATAGAGGTTCAACAAGTTAGGGTACTTATTCAGGAACTAGCGTTTAAGAAACTTTCTGTATAGCGTATGTCAAAAGTGTTAGCCATCGGGGATTTGCATGAGCCTTTTTGCTTAGACAAATACCTCAGGTTCTGTAAGAACGTGGATCGTAAAGCTGGATGCAACAAAGTTGTACTGATCGGTGATGTCATCGACAACCATTACAGCTCTTATCACGAGACAGACCCCGATGGCTACTCTGCTGGCGAAGAACTAGACAGGGCTATACAGAGAATAGGTAAGTGGTACAGGGCTTTCCCTGAGGCTTACGTTTGTATAGGAAACCACGATAGGCTAGTCCATCGTAAGGCTTACACAGCAGGAATATCTAAACGCTGGGTAAGAGATTACAGTGAAGTCCTTGAGGCTCCTGGCTGGGAGTTCGTTGAAAGCGTTACGATAGACAACGTAGTGTACTGTCATGGCGATGGTAAGAAAGCTATCCAAAGAGCCAAGCAGGATATGCAATCAGTTGTACAGGGACACTATCACTCTGAGTGCTACGTTCAGTGGCATACAGGAGCTAAGTGCAAAGTGTTCGGTATGCAGTTAGGATCTGGGATAGACAAGGACAGTTACGCTATGGCTTACGGTAAGTACGGCCCTCATCCAGCTATCGGATGTGGAGTAGTACAGCACGGTAAGGTAGCTACTAATTATTTAATGGAATTATGACAAAAGAAAAGTTTGAAGAGTTTACTAAGGCTTTATTCGCCAAGATGTCTAATGTTCTAAAGGACAAGAACAACGACTACACCGCAATGAGCACTGATGCTTTCGCTAACTTCGAGCAAGCTAGGGATTACGGAGTAGATCCTCTTATTGGACTTTGCGTCCGCATGGGAGACAAGATAAAGAGAGTGCAGACGTTCTGCAAAACTAAATCACTAGCAGTGGAGGATGAGCACGTTGAGGATGCCTTCGAGGACATTATCGGGTACTGCACAATAGCTTTAGCAATGATTAAAGAAAAGAAAGACAACCACATTGATTACCCATGAACGAAGAAACCTGCCCAATATGTCAACAAAGGTACACGATTACCTTTAAGACCCCGTACAAAACCTGCACTGTATCTTCTGATGAAGTTGACATGATGCTCCATGAAGTGCTTGATGAACTTGTTGTTCCTGCTATAGAAGGAGTGGGATACGTAGTAAAACCAGGACACATAGACGTTTTTTACAGAGAAGAATGATTCAAGAAGATTTTAAAGAGTTAGCACTACAAGTTAAAGAGATGCTCTCATCTGATTCAGGGTACGTAAAAGAAAGCGTAGCCCCGATGATCGGTGGTGGTTTTACTGGCGATCTAATGCCAGTAGGCTATCACGTTTTTCCAGCAAGGCAGGTATGCAGGACTGAGCTAGGGAAAACTCTAATGGATGAGGTCACTATGTTTCACCAAAAGGTAATAGACATAGACGATGATAACACTGTGATCGTGTACGCTGAGTCATCTCTCCTGCCTAATGAAACCATTCGGATTCTTGAGAGTTGGATGCAGAGATTCCTAGAGGAGACAATGTACGAGCTATGAAAAAATTAACAGTCAGTGAGGTGTCAGAAGCAATTGAGTTGCTGACTGCTGCTCAGACTTTTCAAAGTCAGATAGATGTAATAACGGCCAAGATCACTAGACTGATGGGTGGAGTTAAGGATGACTTGATCCACGAGCTAGTAGACCAAGCTGTTCTCAATAAAGAATCCGTTGAATGGATTGTTGAAGAGGTACAGAGCTGGGAAAAGTACAGCCAAGAACTAAAGCTTTGATAGAACTAAACAAATAAATTAATTTGATTATGAGGACTCATCCACTTTTGGCGTACAGACTAAAGCATCCAGTACCTATAATGGATGACATCGAAGAGGGGGATATGATTGTCTTAAAAACTTGGGAAAATAACCCGTCTAAAAACCCAAGATACTGTAATCCAATGATCCGCAGAGCCAGGATGAACTTTCCGTACTGGCATCGAGAGGTTCAGATGCTCCAGAGAAAGCCTATAAGGGTGCTTGAAGTGACTGGAGAGGGTCTACATAGGGCTGCATATGTGGACATGGCTAAATACCTAGGTAGGACTCTTGAGAAAAATGACCACGGCTGCCGATGGCTTCTTCTTTCGGATGTAAGAAAGGTTAATCAGAAATGAGCTATACAGAACTAATTTACCAAGAGCTTGAGATAAAGGAATGGCCCCTTTTAAAAGTAGGAGACGAAAAGTTCTTTGGCTACGTTCTTTCAATGGGAGTAATGCCTAATGATTTTTACGAAGGTCGGGAATTTAACGATATGCGACAATATGCTGACTTTGGATATAATGGTAGATACGAAAGGTACATTTTGCCTAACGATGAACAACTTAAAAAAGATTTACTTAAATTTTTATGGGACAACATGGAGATGGAATTGTACGGCAAGGTATGGATTGATAAATTAGAAAACGGGTATAAGGTAGATTTGCCGTAGTAATCTAACATGAAAAAGCTTAAACAGTCCGAGATCAAATCATTCAGGAAGGAACTCCTAGCCAGACAAGGAGGACGAGATCCCATTACAGGATTGCAGATCAAAGATGCGGTCTTAGACCACGATCATGTCTCAGGACACGTCAGATGCGTTCTACAGCGTGAAGTCAATTCATTCGAGGGTAAGGTATGGAACGCGTACAAACGCTTTATACGGCCTCTGGGAGCCTCTTATGAGGATGTCCTCATTGCTATCATAGAGTACTGGAGCAAAGATTACTCATCAAATCCTATCCATCCTAAGCACAGAACGGACACAGATAAGGTAGTCAGGGAGTACAGGCGTAGGATCAAGAGAGCTAAACGACCTCAGACAAAAGAGAAGTACAGAGTCCTGATAAGGGAGTTGACAAAGAAGCCAAAATCACTACAGTCTTAATCATGTCAGAAGAACCTACCATTTCGTACCAAGACTTATCCCAAGCAGTTAATATTATAGACCTGGCTGCTAAACGTGGAGCATTCCACGGCAAAGAACTTTCCGTCATTGGATCTCTTAGAGATAGAATAGAAGAGTTTCTATCATCTAAAGAGGAAGAAGAAATTATCCCTCCCGATACATCAGATCCAGAGTGATCTGCTCTCCTCACGCACAGCACCTCAAGGGCAGTGGGCTTAAAAACCTGCTGCCCTTTTTTATTCTTCTTTGGACTGCTTCATAGCCCAGCTCAAATTCTTACCTATTATCGGAATGAACTGAGTTGTTTTAGATTCTTCAGTTCCTGGGAAGTTGAATCCAGCGATGTCCTTACCAGCAGCATCTACCAAAGAAACAGCAGGAGGAATCAACATTCCAACAGCAGCACTACCAACGCCTTCTCTTTGGGCAACCATACCAGTGTATGAGTTTAAACCAAAAACTCTCCAAAGGTTTTCAGTAGTTAGGTCTGAGAGAGTAGGAAGAGATCCCTCTTTAAAGAAGGCATGAATAAATTCTACAGGAGCATTAGCAATCATAAGAGATATTAGCATTTGAAAAAGATTCTGCAATCCCTCCTGAACTTCATCTTCATTTCCAGAAAGAATCTTTTTAAATACGTTTCTTCTGGCGTAGTCCAACTGTTTCATTGTGTAGCTCTTTAGTGCGTAAGCCATCCTAATTTTTGGATTAGTTAGATAAGCGTAAGGCATATCCAATCTACTGAGTGGAGCTATTTCTGAAAGCTTGTAAAATAAAAACTCTGAAACTAAATCAGTCTTACTTCCTGCTCGGATGTCGTTTACAACCTTTTGAGCATTTTCTGGACCCATAAGATCCGAAATTTCATCAAAAACTTTTGCAGATTTTTCGTTGGCAGACTTCCCAAGTTGGTTCTTGACTCTTACGTAAGTGCTATTGATGAATTTTTCTTTCATCTTTTCGTCGAGTTTACGAAATCCAGTCAATGTAAAAACAGTATCAATGGCTTTTTGAAGTTTATCTGGAATACTTCCATCTGACGTAAACTCAAAGCCGACAGACTGCCCAGCTAAGTTAAGATCTTCTAAGCTAAAAGAAATGTCTTTATCTCCCTGGAAAGCAGCCTGTTTATTTTCAAACAAATTATAGGCAAAGTCACCAAGTTGGGTAACTGTACTCATAGGGTTGCTCATAAACGCTAAGGTAGTAAAGCTTTTAACACCCCTAGAAAAGTTAGCAAAGTCTTTTCTGCCATAGGCAGCAGAAGATTCAGAAACAAAATTAGCGTTTGATTTAAATGCCCCTCTCAAAAGTCTAATGATATCGTCGTAACCCTTTTGATCTAATCTTCCTTCAATAAGCTCATCTCTAAGAACCTTTACAATTCTTCCGCTTCCTAAAGATTTAGACAAGTGGGGTGGAACGCCTCCCTTTTTCTTGAATTTTCTCTCAGCTTTCCCTACAGCACTTACAACTTCTTTGCTTTTGCTTAGTATTTCTCTTGCTGACTTTTTTCCTTCTTCAAGGTCTAGTTGTCTGCGAAGATAGGTACGTAAACTTTGATCCTTTCTGGAGTCTTTGAACTTATTATAGGCGTACAAAGCTTTATCTACATTAGACTCAAACTTTATCGGTATGCCCTTGACCTCAAAGCTAGACCCCAATACATAAGGAAGTTCATCGGAAGAAACTTTATCTCTTGTTCTGGTGGTGGCATCTCCTTGATCGACTGGAGTTGGACCCATGCCCTTAGGAGATTTCTCATCGTTAATGCTTTGAACTACAATCCTGTCCTGTACTTCTTCAGCTTGGGTTTCCCTCTGCTCAATGTCTTTAAATTCAGACCTATCTACAGCATTAAAATCCCTGAGAAGATTAGCATCCGCAATAGATTTAACCATTTTGTTTACGTAATAAACAGAGGCATTTTGAGGAGTATGGTAAAACTTTACAGCTTCATCAGAGACATTATCAATTACCCTTTTCTTTAATGGGTTTGTCCCAATGCCCTTATACTTTGGATTGTTGCTTTTTTTTAGATCTTCAATTATTATCTTCTCAAAAAATTCACCAACCTTATCAACGCTATAATCTTCATCAGACTCTGCCATTTTTTTCAGAGCCTTTTCAACTATATCATCATTTCCTTGAAGACCTAAATACTTTCTAAACCCATCGTAGTCCTTCATGTTCCTGGGCAGAAAATCTTCTATCTCTCCAACTTGTACACCAGAGGATAATGCCTCTGATCGTAGATCCTCAAGGGCTTTTACGTATTCATCAAATTCTTTTTTAATCTCGTATTTTTCGTGGATAGGATTTAGCAAATTACGATTGTTAGTCTTATGAAAAGAATTGTAAATTAACTGATAATCTTCTGGATTGCTTTTTTCTATTTCATTAAGCTTTGAAAGATAAGGAAAAATCTTTTTAAAATAATCTGATTGTTTGTTTTTGCTTTCGGACTTGTAGCTATTTAATGCTATAAAAGCATTTTTATTTATTGATCTAATTTTAGATGATATTGGTGTAATAATATCATCAACAACTGGCATTGATTTCTGGAAAAAAGAACTATCCTTTATGGATTTAATAAGGTCCTTAGTAACTGGAACTATTTTTTTAGAAACACTTTCAGTAATTTTTCTAACATCTATTCCATTCTTCATCAACCCATCAAGAACCTTAGCCGTAAGAGGTGCATTTTTTACCATGTCCTTGGCCTTTAAAGTTCCCTTGGCTAAAGATTCGCTCACACCAGATAAAGCCTTATTCGCTTTGGTAATAGCTTTAAGTGGAACAGCAGCAGTTTCCCTAGCTATTCTAGGTGAAGCTCCAGCAGTACCAAAAGCACCGCCACCAATAGCTCCAAGGGCAAACGACCTACCAGTTCCCTCTAAGGTTTCTCTTTCAGGATCGTAGCCAAATAAGCTGTTAGCAAGAATATTTAAACCAGCTTCATCAGCAGCTTCAGTAAAACCTTCGCCAAGTGCGGCCTTGCCTACATCCTTAGTAATTTCCTTAAAGGAATCTTTGGTAAGCTTACCCTCTTCTGCTAATTTAAAAAGATTCTTGTTTATTTCCTTGTTCTTAAGAAATACTTTTTGTATTCCCTTAATACCAATTTTTTCAAGAGCGTAGGTCTTTATACCATTTATAGCCCCAACAGCCTCAGCAGTATCTCGCTCTTCAGGTGTAGCTGTAGATGGAGTTTTATCTATGCTTCTGTAGTAATCATCTTTGCCAACTGTATATCCTAATGGAATAGTACTGCCAGTAAAAACAGCACCTGCACCAACTGGGCCAGCAGCTAAACCTCCAAGACCTGATCCTGCAAGCTGAGTTCCTATTTGACCAATAGTGTCTACAACTTGATAAGCGAAATCTTCTTGTACACGTTGAGGAGTAGGAGCAGTTATCTCTTCTCTGGCTTCTCTTCTGGCTTGATTCAAAGAGTCTGATATTTTATTTAAATCAGCCTGTCTTTCAAGTTCAGCAACCTTAGCTGCTTCTCTGTACTCAGGTTCAAGTTCAGCAATAACTTGTCTAGCTTGTGGAGTAGTGTACACCAAAGGAGGTCCTTCAGCTCCTCTGCCTAAAGCAGCAAAATCTACAGCAGACTCTCCCAAGGAGTACTTCATGTCACTGACATTAGCACGTTGACTGCGAAGAATATCCCCAGGAGTCATGGAAATATCTTCAAAGAGCTGGTAGCTTAACTCTTCTAACTGGTCTTGAGTAAGTTCTTTTTCAGAATATACTCTTTCAGTTTGACCATCTCTAGACCTGAATACGTAGTCTGGCATTATTTCTTTCGACGAAACATTCTGAAATTAAAATGATTAAGTTTTATTAACTGTTAAAATGATCCTAATGCAGTAGCCGCTTGCGGATTGCCGTAAATATAAACACTAGTTCCATCATCCAGGTTAACTTCTTTTTTTTCTTGAACTTCTTCTGACATTCTCCCAGATTTAATAAGATCATAAAGACGTTCTGGAAGACCTGCCGCTTGAGCAATTTCTGGATTTCTCCTAATGCGTTCATTGTATTTTTCTATTGATTCAAGATCAAAAGGGCCTGCTTCAAATTCCTGTTTGCCTTGAAAGTAATTACGTATTGCCTTGGTAATTGCATACATTGGAATTAGATCCAGGCCAGACTTAATGCCAAACAAATCTCTTTGAAGTTTAGTGTCTTCTGGAAGCTTGCTCAACGCAGTAAGGTACTCCTCAAACTGAGGATCGTCCTTAGAAAATTTTTGTATTAATTCTCTTCCACGAAGGTTATATTCTTTGGTAAGGTCAGCTCCTATTGCAGCCACTTCTTCTGGGGCTAAAATGCCTTTGTAATCTTCAGCAACACGACTTATTACTTCTGGAGTTGCTCTAAATGCTCCAGTTTCTGTTTGGGCTTGGCCCTTAAAATTAGTCCTAACATCTTCAAATATTGCTTCTTTTCTAGCCTTTAACTGTTCAGCCTTAAGCAAAGCCAACCTGCGCTGCTCTTCCGTTTGAGCAATCTCAGCATTCTGCATAGTGGTTAGCAACTTAACAAGTTCTCCTTGCCCGCCTTTGCCCATAGAAGAGTACACATCTTCAGCACTAGGTCTATCTTGACCAAATACTCTTTCCCCTAAAGGAGAATTTAAGACACGCTCAATTACTCTAATGTTTGAAGCTTTTTCGTCTGCTTCTATTTTCTTCTGCTTACGCTTTTCTATGCCCTCGCTAATAGTATTAAATAACTGTTGATTAGCCTGTGCCTTTACAGCAGCTATCTGTGGGAGTGCTGAGTAATCTTGGCGAAGTGCAGAAAGATTTACGGGGGTTCCTGATTTAAGTGCCATAATATTTAAACGATAGGGTTTACATTAGCCATGGGCCTTGTGTCTTGATTTATTGAAAAACCAGCACTATCTTTATTTCTATTTAAAAGATTTCTTATCATATCATAACCAAATTGTACAGCTTGTCCAGCATAAGGTATAGCCTGAGCGTATAGTTGCCTTTCGGCTCCTCTAGAAATAGCTTCAGCGGCTCTAGTCCCTTGCCTTTCGCCAAGGATGTTGCCAATGTCCATTCCAGTAATTCCAAGAACTTGTCCAGGATCTACTCCAATTTCAGGAGCTATTTGACTATAAATACCACCCTCAATATCTGCCATTAGTCCAGCAGTAGCTCTTTGCTGACCAAGAAGATTACTTGCAAGTTGCAAGTTAATGTTCTTTTGTTCCTCACGCAAACGTCCTGCTTGCTGCTCACGAAGCAAAGGATCTATTTCTCTACCAAGTGCAGAAGCCTGACCAAAACCAGCTTGGGTAGCAGCTCGATTTTCAAGGAATGACAACTGACCCATTAGTCCTTCAGCTCTTGCGCCAAGCATATCAGACCTTTGTGCAAGTGATTGCATCAATGGGCCTTGTGCTTCACGTACGTCTTCAATTATGTTTCCGTAAATGTCTGTCTTAAGCCCTGCTTGCTGTTCTGAAACAGGACGATCAAGCTCCAGTATAGATTGAATAAATGCTGATGCTTGAGGAAGAGATTCTATTGCCGTAGGATATATTCCTGGGACTTCTCCTGCTTCAAATGATGCTCCTGATTGGAATGCAGGAATTGCACTAAGCATCTGGAAAAACTTTTCGTAGTCAAATCCTTCTCCAGTACCAGTACCTGCACCTGTACCTGTACCTGTGCCTGTGCCTGTGCCATCGTCTACACCATCGTCTATAGTTTCGTCTATAGTTTCTTCTTCTTCATTCATGTCTTTATCTGTGTCTGTATCTATTTCGGTATTGGTGTCGGTATCTACATCAGTATCTATATCAGTATCTACATCAGTATCTGTATCTATATCAGTATCTGTATCTACATCAGTATCTATATCAGTATCTATATCAGTATCTGTATCATCTGGAGAGATAGTATCTGGAGCGTCCTCCCCAGTTTCTTGTTTATAAATTTCTCTAGTTATTAACCCTTGAGTAAGTAACTGAAGTGGATTTAAACCTTCTGGAACAGGTATTGTCCTTCCACCTGGAAGTGTAATTATGCGCGTTCCTCCGCCTCCACCCTCAATACCATAAATTGAAGGAGTTGGAGTAGTAGGTCTAGCAGAAGTACCAGCAGGAGCAGAAGTAGAAGTAGCAGGAAGAGCAGGAGGGGTAGGAGTAGTAGTAGTAGTAGTACTAGGAGTCCTAACATTACTAGTTTCATTGCTAACAGTAGCACCTGATTCGTCAACAAAAACTGGAACATACCCAGTCATACGTGTAGTTATTTCATCTTGTCCTGCCCTTTTCCTTGCTTTATTAATTGATGCTAGTTCATCAAGAGTAACAACCCTTTTATTATCCCCATATCCAATTCTAATTCCTAGAATTGTTCCTATTTGTTCACCAGCTTCATTACGTTGAATAATGTTAACAGGTTCACCCGATAATGCTCCCCGTCCACTATAAATATCGTCAGCTATTCCATCTCCATCTGAATCTTCGTAGCTTCCCTTTGACATCTCAGAAGCCCTGATGCCAATTATATCTAAAAAATCCGCAAGATCACCTAGACGACCTAAAGGCTCCCCACTGAATATTCCAAAAGGATTCTCAAAAAACGGCTCCCTTTTATACCCGTAAAGCTCTTCGAACTCTTCGTCGGTAAGATCTTCGTAGTCGTCTTCGTAATCTCCGTAAAACATCTTTATCCTTCCAGTGTTTGCACTCTAGCTTCCAATGATTCGATCTTGGCTACAGCCTCTTGTAGTGCTGCTGTCAAAAGCGGTACTAGTTTAGATTGGTCAATGCCTTGATATACTGGATTCCCCTCATCGTCTACTTGGTCTTTTTCACCGCTGATAGACTCTGGAACCACTGGACTCACTTCATGAGCAAAGAACCCATCTACTACTTTGCTTGGGTTACGTGTAAAATTAAACCTATAAGGCTTAAGCTCTTTTAGGCGATCAATACCATCTGTAATGTCTACCTCGTTTTCCTTTAGCCTGTAGTCAGATGAAGTTTCGTAGTTAGTAGAAGTTGTGTCTATAATTATTTTTCCAACCTCATTAGCAACAGGACTACCAGCACCCGTATCCCTAAAGTATACAACATTAACATCTGTACCAGCAGCAGTGGCATCTGCACCAATATTCATGCAGTTGCCGTTACTTCTTCCCATGTGAATAGTTGAACCTTGAGCAGTCTGCTCTATTTCAAGGCCGTAAGTCCCAGCATAATACCCTGGCTGCCTTGTTTGTGTTCCGCTAATATTATGAAGTACATGGTCATCAAGAGTTAGCTCACCAACAAATCTGCCAGTGCCATTTACGTCCAACTTGTAAGAAGGTGTATCATCTCCAATGCCAACATTTTGGCTTTGGTCTATAAACAATCCAGATGTTCCAACACTCCCTCCCCCAGCAGCTCCACCTGTAGCAATCCTCAAGGCACCACTTGAATAAGTAATAAATTGAACAGAGCCAGTGCTGTCTGCAAGTCCTATGTAAGCCGTTTCGTCCGTAGATTCGAACAACGCTACTTCGTTGGTGACTCCAGAATTTACATCTAGCTTGCAGGAAGGGTTGCTGTCTCCAATGCCTACGTTGCCATCATCATTAATCCTTACTTCTTCTGAATCATCTATTTCAAAGGAAAATGAGTTGTTTGTGGTGAACCTAAATGGCTCACTTGCACTGTCAGATGTAGGCGTTTTGATCTGGAAGTCTCTAGTGTTAGATCCCAAATCAGATTGAAATTTAGCTAACACAACATCAGTGCCATCGTTGCGTACGTGAAGCTTTGAGTCAGGAGCCACAGTGCCGATACCGACGTTGCCATCAGAAGTTAGCGTAATGTCTGTACTACCCGCTCTACCTATTCTTAGATCGTCTTGGTAAGTATCTATAAAATAATGGTTGTATGTGGTATCCCAATCAGCCGCAGTGCGGAGTCTTATTTCTCCACCTTCGTATTGACCAGTGCCACCACCGTACACATCAATAATTCCATTGGGTGTAGTGTCATCTGTGCCAACAAATAAATTACCAACTACCCTAGCAGCACCGTCTACATCTAGTAGTTGAGTTGGAGATGCAGTTCCAATGCCTACTCGGTTATTAGTTGAGTCTACCTTAAGGGTCGTAGTGTCTACTGTTAAGTCGCCAGATGCTGTAAGACCAGAGGAACTAATTACAACAAGGTCAGATGATCCGTCCTCAGGGCGAAATGAATGAGTGCTTGCATCATAAAATGCTTTATTAGCCTGTGAAGCATGAGACGCTCCGTATAGTTCAACATTCGCACCATCAGTATCTCCACCTTTTAGAATTAAATTGCCCTCATTTCCAGATTGTTTAACTGACCCAGTTACCGAAATATCGCCAGATGCTGAAAGGGTGGTAAACGATCCAGCAGCTCCAGTAATACTACCACTTGTGCTAATTACTACATCGTTTGCTAGCTGATCGGTTCCAACAGCATCAATAGCAATTTTGCCACTGCTAATACCTAAGTCCTTAACGATGATTGCGCCAGAGCCTGATTTTTGAGTAGAGATTCCATCTACTGCTCCATCAGCAAATTCAGCATCATTAACTGCATTGTTTAAAGAGCTTGCTGTTACCTGATCTCCGTTTGAAAATGTATTTCCTGTTGTAAGTACTGCCATTATTCTGCCTTATCTAAACTTCTAAATGATGTAGCTCCAGCTACCTTTAATGCTCTTAATCTAGGTCTTCCCTTAGTTGTTGTCAATTTAAACTGTAATCCGTAAGCTCTTCTGTTTCCAAATCTGCCCCTTAATGAGACATCTTCATCAATAGCAAGAGGAGATCCGTTAAGATCACTAATGCTATTCAGGTCTATTATATCATCAATATTTTCTGTGATTGCTTCCAGGTCTGCATCTGAAGTATTGTTTTCACTAGATTGAATATGCAAATCAAAATTGTTCCACTTTTTGCGGTCTAAAGAATTAAGATTAAACATCCTAGTAATAGCCGAAGACAGTACTTGTGAATTAGTAACAGTACCACCTACTTGAACTATGTATAGATCCCTGTCATCAATCCTAGATTCGTACTGATGAACTCCACCGTTACGATTTATTGCGTACACTGAACGCTTATCTCCCTCACCAGCAACAGTTAATTCACTGTACTCCCAGTCAGGGTCATTAATACTGTCTATAGATTCCCATTGCTTATTCAGGAAGTTGTAAATAAGTAAAGCGTTATTAGTGGTGCTATTATCAAGGGGTACAGCTAAGTAGTACCTATTATCAAAGTAAACAGACTTAGCCTTACTTGCGTGTGCCTTATTAATTCTTTTAATAGTTCCCTCAATAGATGCTGATAATGGAACATCTTGTCCTCTAAGATTGTACAAGTCAATAAAGTCCAATCCATAAACTCCATTATCAGATAGGAATACCATACTGTTTCCTATCTGCTGTACACTATCCCTAGCTAAACAGCCAACTTCATTAGTAATTAACTGAGATGCTGAGCTTCCTAAATCTAAACTGTTAGCAACAATATGTACACTATTGCGATTAAAGACAACCAGTTTGTCATCCGAAAATGAATGAAAGCCTACAATAAAATCAGCCGCACCAGCATTAAACCTGAACTGTCCATAAATTCTGTCGTAAGTATCTGCATCAAGTATATCTGAAAACAGAGCCTCATCCACAATATTTCTGTCAGTAATTGTTGCTGATCCAGAGGTTCCCGTAACATCGAACTGATACGGTACAATCAGTCTGCGCTGATGATACGTACCAAACGCAGGAGCGGGAGAGTGCGTAAATCCTAGGCCAATAGAAACTGGTTGTTGAAGAATGACTCCACTAACATTACTAGAATCAGCAAGCTGAATATAAAAATCTACAGTAAAAGCAGTATTGTCTCTTTCAGCTACAATAAATTGATCTCCTACTGTAAAAGTTGAGGGAGACCCTGTGCTTTCTATGGTAAAAAGATCCCCAACGTCTAGGCCATTCATTGCAGATAAACTACCAAATGTAGCAGTAGCCTTACCGTCAGTGACATCTACCCTGGTCGGAGTGAGTTGTTTAGGTTGAGAATAATTTCCATTAGCAACAAGAGAAAATGCAGGAGAACTAATATCTCCATCCCACTCCATTGCAATATCTCCTTTGCGGAATATGTACAACTTGTTAAACGCTTGAATTACTGTACTTCCTTCTGGAACGGTTTCTCCAGCAGGATAAGTAAGTGTTACTGTAGTAGATCCTGAATCAGCAGTCTTAACAAGCACTGTGCTGTTAGTAGCTACGCAAGCTACGTAAGACTCAGAATCATTATTAGGATCTGAGAACTCGCAAGAAGCCTCAATAAAGTTACCAGCAGTAGAATCTATTTTCATGCCAGTAACAGCTAATGAGTCATCGGTAGGAGTGCTATCTAACCCAGTTACAGTATAAGTAATAACGTAATCACTTACGTAAGTAGCAATAAAATTTCCATTAGGATCTATTAATCCAGTGTAATCAAATCCACTAATGTTTACGCCAGTACCATTTATTATCCCGTGAGCATTAGTTCCAAAATCTATAGTAATAAGATCACCAACTCTAGTAAAAGTATTAACAGCAGGAATTGATTCGTACAGATAAAACGGTAAGGTAAAAACGCCAGAAACAAAGGGAGATGAAAATAATTCAATACCCCTTCTAGGTTGCCACTCACCATTAATGTCCATACGTCCATTATTAGATTCAGTCAAAATACCTGGACGCAACTGATCTGGCCTTAACTTATTGTTAAAGCCCGTAAACCCTTGATCTAGGTCTTCTGCTATTCGGTTATCTAAATTACCGTATGAACTATATCTTGCCATTTAACAATTCCAAGCTCTTCTGCTCCAGTAGTTTGCAGACAGTTTATTACTCTTACCCTTGATTCCACCTGACCTAGCACAGTAACTTTTTTTACGTGCAGGGTTACTTTTCTTGATGCTCATGTTAGCATCTCCAAAGCGTACTATCTTTTCCTTGCCACCCTGACAAGCTTTCACAACGAACTTCTTCCCACCAGACACTTGTCTTCGCGGAACGTTACACTTCATGTTTTTCTTATTTATTGCCACGCTTTACCGCCTTTACTCTTCTTGGTTTACCTGCTGGTTGTCCCAGTCTTTTCTTCTGGGCTATCCTTGATCGTTTCTGTGATGGAGTCATTTCACCTGATGTAACTGGTGTACGGCTGCTGACACGCTTAGATGGGCGACAGTAGGGTGTACCCCTCTTTTCTCCTTTACGGCGACCACAAGGCTTACCAGTGCGTACATCTACCCACTTCTCCTTGAACCACCGCTTAAGAGCAGCACCCTCCTTTGTCCTCCGTACAGACATTACTTCTTCTTACGCTTGCCCCAGTTAGAAGCACCTACCTTGCGACACTTGGCTATCGCCCCACTTGCGTACGCAGATGGGAACACTTTGTACCGTGCCTTAACTTTTCTGTAACAAGCGTCTTTGGGCATATCTATTTCTTTCTGCCTTTGCCCTTGTTTCCGTACCCTTTTGGTCTTCTTGTTCCGTAAGCCATTTATTTATCCTCCGTTTCTTTTTTCCTAATTTTAATTCCAAGTGTAACAAAATAAATTCCAAGACCAGTAGAAACGATACTAAGTACGCCGCCAACCATTGACAGCACGGTGTTTAGTTCAGCTAGTTTGTCTACCATAGTGCCTGTTGCAGCCAATAAACCGCCAAAGGAAAAACCAAATCCCTTTAAAAAAGATTCATGTGCTGCTTCTGGTAAGTTCATTCTGAAAATAATCTCTTGTTTAAATCCCGTTGTCCAAAATACCACCCACCATATGCGAATGCTATTGTAAATATTTGCTGGAGAATAATGTCTTGGTACTGCTCAGGCATCTGAAAGTATAAGATACCAGCTAACATGTGTACGCCCACGGCAAGCAATGGACGGACAGATCCTTTAAACACAAAGTGCCATATCAACAGACCCTTTTGCCAAGGCTTCTCTGCTATGTTAGCTACGGATATTAACGCATCGCTCTCGTGCTGGGCAGCTTTCTGTGAAGCTTGGAAGTCTGCACTGTCAGCCTCAATGGTGCCCTTGTCGATCTGGAGCTTTACCATCTCCCTCTCAATCTCGGCCTGAGCCTTCATGCCCTTAATTTTTAGCCAGCCAGACGCAACGGAGCCGACAATCCCAAGAATGCCACCAGTCCCTGCGTTAGTTAGTGCTTGAATCCAGTCCATTATTTGCGTAAGCGTTCTAGTGTTTCAGCTATAACGTAGGCCAATACCAGAAATGCTGCTAGTGATAGTATTACTGTCATTATGATAAAAGAGCCAATGATGAAAATGAAGATCTTAAAATATATAAATCTCTTGTTACTTCAGATGAGTAAACGTCATCGGCATAAGCGTTGTAAAAGTCACTAGATGCCGTATATGTTGATCCAGCAATAGTTTCCCAAGATTGTACAATAGATGGAAAGTCGTTTGCAGCAGATGGTATATTTGTTTTCTCTGCTCTATAAGTATATCCAAGCACTGGAAAAATAGAAGAGTCCCTTATTCCAATGGCGTACAACGCAAATATAGCTCCTGCCCATGTTTGAAGTCCCCTGTACGGATTTTGAGCGCTAGGAGAATACTTCCAAGGTTCACCAACCAAATTAGCAAAACCACCCCTTAAGCCCCAGTCAAAATCACCAACATTCATCCATCCACTTGGAGCATCGAAATAAATAACATCGCCTTCCACAAAAGAACTAGTATCGTTTAAAACAACATCTAAAGTGGTTAAGGTTTGACCCGCATCGTTTAGTGCGTACGTAGTTGAAACAACTCCAGTTTCACCATCGCTAACTCTAGTAGCAATAGCTCCCTCTGGGATATTTGTTTGATAGTAGTCTCCACTTGAAGAAGTACCAGCTATTGGAATCCTTAAAGTTGAACCTCCTGGTTGGGCAGGCAAAGTTCTTTCTCTCCACATAGATGGCTTTATAGTTGACGAATGTGGTGAAAAATCGCTGTCTATAAGTGCTTGTGTAATCTGAAACGCCTGATCCCAATTTCCTGGAGAAAGCGACATAAAATCTGAATGTTCAGAACTTCGACCAGTTAAATAAAGAGCAAACAGTACAGCAGGCTGATGCCATTGATAATGCCCTCCGTCTGGGCCAACTCCAATGCCAGATAGTATTAAAGGATCTGCCCATTGCAAACCATGACCTATCATCGTTTTTGCAATTTGCTTAGTTTGTGCCTCTGTGTAATAATTAGTTGCTAAGGCAACCATTACCAAAGACATCATTTGTCCTATATACCTACCATAATTTGGATGGGTAGCATTTCCTCCACCAAATCTATAAGGAGAAAAAGACTGATACCCATAATCACCAGCTCCCCAAGCAAATCCAAATAACGGATAGTGCAATCCAAGAGATTCCATTAAATCTGCGTATGGCGGAAGTGAAAATCCAGTAGAATCGTAAACAGGTCTACTTGAATACCAAGAGTCTACATCTGCGGCATAGGATACAGGAGTAGATTTGCCAGACCATCCAATGCTTGACCCTAGATATTCTCCAGAAGAAAGAGCAGAAGATAAAACATGCAACGATGCAATTTCTGTAAACCCACCAGCTCTACTAACATACGGATCTTTTGCAACGGTTTTGATTACAATGTCGCCAGCTTGAATTGTTATTGGCAATGTGGCTACACTTGCTGCATCGTAATTTGCTTGCCTTTCATCAAAGCCTTGGTTTGGTCCTGAGGTTGATGTTCTTACGGGATTTAACATTGCCCCGTTTATCAAGTCACCGCTAGAGTCGGTAGTTTGTGACGGAGTTATTGATGTTATAGTGTCAGTTCCAGTGGGTATGGCAACCCATGCTACACCTGCTTCATCTAATCCCCAAGAGTAAGTTCCAGATATGGTGAAGGAAACTCCACCCATTGTCACTACAGTTGCCATATTTAACAAGCAAAAGTATGAGCAGTTCCACTACCAGCAGAGGTATTAGCAACAGCACCTATATTTCCTTCATTTACATAAGTACGAATAAGTGGCGATCCAGAAGTTGGAGTAAAGTCCTCGCTTCCACTGGTTGTAGAAGTAAATAAAGGATCACCAGATTGATTTTTATCTCCAGGAGTTCCTCCTGAAAAGTCAGTCTCCCCACTTGTATTATTGTGATAGTGGTTGTAATCAATGTAAGCTGTAACATTGCCACCACGGTTATCTTCCAAGCCATAAAGACCATTTGAAACAAAAGAATTTCCCGTTATGATTCCGTCTAAAGTTCCTGTAAGCGCACTTCCAGCATCTCCAATGCCACTACCCGTGTTTCCGTAAAATGTATTATTGGAAATTATAGATTGGTCAAACTCCCTTCCTAATTTAATTCCAGAAGATCCATTACTGTAAATTAAACAATTATTTATATAATTGCCTCGGTAAACAATATCAACGCCAGTGTCTCCGTTGTTATGAACTGATACTCCTACAAGCCTTAAATACCCAGATTTGGTTACTAAATAATCGGCAGGTATTCCAAACCCAGATCCTCCATTGCCATCTATTTCGCAATTTAAAAAATAATTAAATTGCGAGTACCCTTGTTGAACGCCATCATTAGTTGCTGAATCAATTCGGCACGTGTCAAAGATCAAGAATGTTGAAAAATTTGATGCAGATGAGTTAAATTTTACATTGTGATCAGTTGCTCCAGTTAGTCTAATACGTTTAAACCGAACATATTGAGAAGCAGAAGTTGCCCAATAAAACAAACTAGTAGTAGATGGAAGTGAGGAGCCAGATATAGTATAATAACCAGTTGTTAAGGGCGTTCCAGTTGCATCCGCTCCAACAAAGTTAATAAGAGACGTTTTGGTTCCAGCATTGGTGTCCCAATCTATTTGAGCAGCAGGAGTTTCGGTGGCGGTTGCGCAAAGCCGAACCTCGTCGCCAGCTACAGCAGTATCGGCTGCTTTTTGAGTTGTTGCCCAAGCGGTACCAAATGAAGTTCCTGCTGCTGCATCGCTTCCGCTAAGTGGATCTACGTAGTAAGTTGCCATGTTAATTCTTGGTTACTGCGATAGAAATTGTAGCTCTAGTTGCTGTAGTGATTGAGTCTACGTTAAATCGTAGATAGTCGCCCTTTGTAAGCGAAGCTGTCCAGCCAGTTAATGTCGTGTCTTGGCTTTTTTCAGCTGAAGATACAGTAGGAGGCGCACTAGCAGTAATTGAATCTGCATCGGTAGGAGGGTAATTAGCGTATGTATCTTTCCAAATATCTACTACTATGCTGCCAGACTGATCTAAAACAGTTTCAACTGAACTGATTGTGCAATCGTACGGAACACGCAAGTCTCCCTTAATCCCAGTAGTGATAGCAGACCCCGCTCCATCAATCACTATTCCTAGTTGTCCATGAGCAGGTATGTTGATAACCGAGATCCAGTTGGTTGCGTCCTTAGCCGTGAACACCCCAAACTCGCCTGGATCAATGGTTGTGCTTGCATCAACGCCGTTCCCGAGGTTGTCCGATGTGTTTGGGAAAACCTGAAGCACGTTTGCTCCATTGTTGTAAATCTTTACTACATCGTTTACTGCTGCCGTAGGCAATGTAACTGCATCATTAGGGTTAGCCACTGTAGTAATGTCGTTAGTAACATTAGTTAGGGCCAATCCTCCAGCTTGGGTTTGCGTTGCACTAGCCGTCAAGCCTGTAGCAAACTGCGATGTTTCGGTTAGAAAGTTGTCAATTTTTGTACTAAGAGTTACGTCTGCCATTTGATTTAATTATTAAGGTCTTAAGTAAAGGTCTGTTCCACCAGGGCGTTTATATTGATCCACTCCACCAGGTCTAAAATAAACGTCTCCCAATGAGTCAATAGCCCCCAATAAAATACGATAACCAGCACGAGTAAGCATCAGCCCCTCGTTAATCATCTGAAAGCCAAGTGTTCTCATTAGTCCACAAATTCAGTGCTTTGTATTACTGCTGCTGAACCTATTGCCAAAAACTTAGCTGCTTTAGCAGCGTTCTTGCTTATTACAATGAGGCCTTGTTCTTTTACGAGAAGATGACCATTAGATGCAGTGGGAGCAGTTCCATCAAACGTAACGTATACGTTATTATCCTGAATATCAATCAGGACATAATCGGTGTCTGCATGGAAGGCAGCAAATGCCGCTCCAGAGCCAGTGGTGGCTACAGATAGATTTTCTGGAGTGCCGTTCGGGTTTACGTTCCCGATGTATAGATTGGAGGTTCTTGAGTTCATTATCTAGATTGGTTGGAGACGTATGTATTAAATCGTTTTTTGACCGTGTTGTTGTTCATTACTTGGTCAGTCTTTTCTAGCTCATTAGCTAGGTACTTGTTAGCTACTTGCTCTTCTGCCAATGCCTTATCGTGCTGACCATCCATTCTGAGGAAGTCAGCGTAAACACTGTGAGCAACGTAGTAAAAAAATTCTAAAGGAATCTCCTGTGTGCTTTTATCACCATCAAGATCCCAGGTGCTAGGAATGTCAGTTAGCTCTTTCTTGTACGTAACAAACGCAGAATCAGCATCTGAGGTTGTTAGGTTAAGAATGTGAGCACCGTCTGACTGTACAAAAAATTCAAACTCTAATGCAGAGTTTCTGACAAACGGTTGAGTTCTATGTATACGTATAAACTCAGCAATATCGTTCTTATCAGTTTGCGTAAATGCAACCACAGAACTAGCTACTGCTCTATCCTCACCAACAACTAAGTATCTAGGCCACATTGGTGTAGCCTGATAAGCTTCGTACATTCTGCGTTTAGCAAAATTAAGAAGCTGAGTCTTTTCATTAGTAGTGAACGAGGTTACACCAGCTAATGCTGTTATCAGATCGTATAAGTCTCTGTTGTACTTAACTTGCATTACGCTTTATTAGGACTCAACTCAGGGAACTTTTTGTTAAAATATCGTAAGAACTCTCTACTGTTTACAGTATCGTGTCCGTACTTGTTTACTAATCTAAAATAATCACGAGCTGGCATATTAGCTACGCACTTACCTAGAATAGGATGGGTCTTACCGACATTAGTCTTTGCTTCTTTAGCAGCTTGATTAATCCGATCTTGCTCCTTTGCTTTCTCCATCTTGAATCCAGTTTGGATTTCTTTCAAGAATGCAGCGTTCACTTCCCCATCCGAATATCTTGGTAACTTAGTAATTATTTCCATATTTTATTAAAAAAAAAGGGGAGGCCAGATTTGGCCCAACCTCCCCACACATTATCAATGAAACAAAGTTTACGCAACTTCTTCGATCTTACCGTGAGCCTGTGGGTGATAAACACCGAGGGTCAAGGAGCAATCAACGTAACCACGCTCACCACCACCCTGATTCGGGAGGCGAGTCGATCCCATTGGAATCAGCTCATGGATGCCGTAGTACTCAGGATTAACCAAGTAAGCAACGTCCTTATTAGTCGTATCGGGCATACAATCAGGATTGCCATTAACAATCGAAATCATGCCGTGATCGGACTGATAGAACTCAACACTAAGTTTGATCTGAGCTGAGTCACCGTTGTAATTAACGGTACGAACGCTGTCTGCATCGGTTCCGCTTACGCCAGCAGTGCGAGCGAAGTCAGAGATAATGCGACGAACAGCCGTGTCAGCAACCATCGTTAGGTTGTTGCTTGTTCCAGTTTCGCGGAAGATTGAGGTAATCAAGTTGTTCAGAACTGTTTCCGTGAAAGCACCTTCATCAGCAGCATGAATGCTGGAAGCAGGAGTACGGAATGCAGCAGGAACATCAGAAGGACCAGCGGAGTCGATCCAGTCACCAAGACCACGCAAAGCGTAAGCTGTGTCAGATCCGTTTTCAGCAGCGCGATCTTGCGTACCACAGAGGGTAGCTTCGATGTCACGCTTTAGTTCACGAATTGCTTTTGCTTCAGCTTGAGCAATCTTAGCAGGTCCAACGCTTTCAACAGCTTCCTGAAGATCAGAAACCTGAAAGTCGCGACGGAACTTTTGGATGTAGTTACCAAGACGAGCACGTCCACTGAACTGGTCAGTGAAAGTTCCAACATCAGCACCTTCACGGATGCCAGTAGTTGAAGGAGCAGACAATGCGTCTACAGTCCACTCAACGAACGTTGCGGATGCTTTCTGCTTAGAAGCAGAGGAAAGGACTGGAGTTTCTTCAGGAGCGAGAATAGTCAAGACGTCAGTCAAGTCTTCGCGATTGGAAACACCAGAACCAGGATTACTTGTATCGTATGTGTTTGAGAATGCCATTTTATTTTTTAGCTAATTGTTTGGTTCGTAATGAAATGAAGTCATCTTTATTGCCACTTTCTTTAAAGCGTGAAGATAAGTCCTGTAGTACTTTAGACGACTTTCGTTGACCCTGTTCTGGCATAGCAGAGGAGGGAACGGAGCTTTTCGGAGGATTAATCTTGGGCTTACCTACTTTCTTAGCAGGAGTACTGGGTACAGTCTTACGAGCGTACATACTATCTACTGCATGAGCAAGCATATATGGAAGTTCTGCTCCTAGCACTGGGTATTGTTTGTATACCTTCTGCAAGTCTTTGTTTGCAGCAATGCCAAGGAATGCCTTCCTGGTTTCATTATCCTCTTCCTTCAACCATTCGAATTCTTTGAGGGCTTTAGTACCAAGCTCTTTTTTAAGAGACTCAGCAGTTTCGTTCCTCTGAACTTTCTTTAGTTGATCGGGAAGATAAAGATCCCTAGATTTACGAGCGTTCTTCAAAGCAGATCTTACCTCTGCTTTAGTCATCTTCTTACCATCTAGCTCAGTAACATCGTCATGAGCGGAGTAATCGTCTGATTCAAATAAAACATCTTCAGCCCATTCGATAATATCACTTATCTCCTTAGCCTTTTCTTGTAATGACTTAATATCCTTAACGTCATCAAACGGATTGTCTTGGACTTCTTCCGCTTCGCGTTTTAAAGGATCTTGTTGTAGTGATTGTTTTACTTTCTCAAGCTCTTCCTCTGCTGCTTTGCGTTTAGCCGTAAGTTCGCCAAAGCGAGCTACAGCTCTACTACCAAGCTTTTCAGCAAGATCTTTAAGCTCATCCTCAGATAAATCATCTAAGTTGTACTGTGAAAGAACATCTTCAGTCTCTTCTTCAGAAGGTTCGTTTTCAGTTTCCTGAATAACTTCTTCTTCGGATTCAACCGCTTCTTCTAGGACTTCTTCCTCTTGAACTTCCTGAGTATCCTCAGCAGGTTCTCCCTGAGTCTGTCCTAAGCGTTGGATGGCAAAATCCTCCGCTGTTATATTTCCGACTGAATTTTGTTCGGTTTCAGCGTCAACCGTGATAACTTCGTTAGACATGATTGTTTCCACTCCTTAACGCCGAGCGATGGCGAAGCCTGATTATAGCACATCTTTTTTGTGCTACAGGACAGATGAAAATTTCTTTTGTAGACCCTGCCAGTCAGTCATTTGCAGAATCTGATCGTAAGTAATTATCCGTCCCGAAAGTTGTTGAAGCTTGTCTATGTCAGCTTCGTGCATATCAGCTATGCACTCTTCTCGAAGAGCGTTAATAAGCTGAATGAATCTTGCAAAATGTTCGTGGTGGGATAGGGTCTTTAGGTCTTCTTCTATGTTCATCGTGCTGCGGATCGCATCATTTCTACTAGTCTTTTAGATCTATTCCCCACCTGATTGTACCAATTGCTGTCTATCATTTCGTCAGCAGCTTTATTGTAATCACCCTCTAAAAGTGCTGCTCGCATATTTTCAAATTTATTAAGCTTAGTCCTGCCAAGATTAAACGCCATGTCTATTAAAACTTTTTGAACAACTGCTGGCTGTCTTCCAGCTTGAGGCAAGAAAGCATTAGCGTCATCAGCAGCTTGCTTAATGGACTCATTGTACAGCAATTTTATTTCTTTATCAGAAAGAGTTTTCTTCCCAGAAAGCATATCCTGTACGTTAAGTCCCAATGATTCTGCTTTCTTTCGGTTAGAGGGTTCGTCTAAATTAAACCCTATGCCTATAGTACGCTTGCCCTTAGTGTCTGTGTACACGCTAGGCTCTACTCCTTCATGCAAAGAAAGTTGTTCGTATATTTCTTGATTATGTTTGTCCCTTGCTCTCTTACGAGCAAAAGCATAACTATCTTGATTGGCTGGAGGGTTCTCCCTTGGGCGAAGAGAGTTGTACTTCTCTCGCATTAACTGGTTAATCCTGTTGTCGGGCATATTAATAAACAGTATAGAAATAAATATCAGAGCTATCACTGCTGCATATTCTGGGTTTGAGTACTACCCATCTGTGCTGGTTGCGTTCCAATCCTACCTATTTGCGCGTTCTGTGCTTGCTGTACAGCGAACTGATATTGTCCAGCGTACTTCTGAAGACGAGCAGCAAAAGCTTCATCTTCTTGTAAACGTTGCTGAATGTCTTGCTGTTGACTGTACTGCTGAATAACTTGTAAAGCCGCTTGAGCACCGCTTGGACGCGCTGGAACTTCGATACCTGCATAAATTTTAGATAAGTCATCTGTAATATCTTTAAGTAGTTTTTCCTGTGCAACCTCAACGGGTTCAAGAACACCATCAGCAAGCACTGGATCAACTGAACCTGCTATCAATGTTAGCAAGTTATCTACATTTATCCTTCCGTTGCGATCTAGCTGTAGAAGGGAAACCATTTGATTTAGCTTATTTTCCTGTTTCTCTGGGTCTGTGTTCAGAACATCGTAACTAATTGTAACATCGAAGTTCTCATCAGCGTTCCCCTTGTTAAACATCTGCGGATCAGGTACACCAGTAACCCTAAAGAATATCTGGTCAGGGCCGAATCTCTGAAAGCAACGGTAGCACTGCGATATAACCTCAGCGGAATGGCTAAGGAACTTATCTACCAAGAACTGCTTTCTAATCTGTGAGATTGGAGATACTTCATCTAAACCAACAAGTCTATCTGCTTGCTGCTCCATTGTCTTCTCCATCTCAAGTGAGCCCTGGTTGTAAGGAGGCGTAGGCCCAAAATCTATATCGCCTTTACGACGATAAGGAACGTACCTTCCTGGCCCCCAGTCCGTAGGAGCCTGTCCTACTGGGTGTAAAATTGGAGGGACGGTGGCAAGGCTATTCCTGTCGATACGGCTATCACGTTCTATCTTGACTTGTTGCTGTATTCCTTTGAGTAGACTTGGGACAGTCATCGTGTCGTACAGTCGCTTGCTGTCTTCAGATAGCTTAGTAACTACTACTGGGTAATCCTCGTAGCCATTAAGCAACTCGAACTTTGCGAACCCAGGAGTGTCACCATCACCACTGAACTCCTTGTGGAATACTGTGCAGTATATCCCTTCAGAGCCGTCCTCCTTATCAACTAAACGTTGAAATCCATAAACTATTTCTATTAGCTCTTCAGCCTCGTAAGCATTATCGGTAAGGCTTAATGACCGACGGCCCTCCTGCTCACGCTCGATAGAGTCTATATTAACTCCACGGTATCGCTCTATAACTAACTCAACGAAGTCTTCGTCCCATCCATCAGTAGCTACTTTGTTTTCTAGCTCCTGTGCTGTGTAGTACGTTTTCCAGAAGCAGTAAGGTGCTCGCTGTGGATCGGTAACATACGGAGGGAAGATAAAGTCCCCATCTGGGGCTAACGTCTTTACCTCTGGTGCATTTACCTGACGGCGTACAACTGGCAACTCAGCAGATCCAACGTCAGCTAGTTCAGCCAGTGCGTTCTTAGCTCGCTTAACTGTAACGCCATCAAAGGTCTGTTGCAGCATAGCCACCATCTGGTCTTCGTTCTGACCCGAAAGGATCATCTCAGCTAGCTCAGGACTTACTTGGGCTATCTGGTTAAGGTCTAGCCTCTGAAGGAACTTCCTGTCCTCTGAGTGCCATCCTACGTAGCTTATAAGCAGTCCACGCTCTAGCAAGTAATTAGCTCCTAGCTCCATCTCTCGATTAAAACGAGAAATGTAACCAGAGGAAATCATCCACTTAAGGAAGTTAGAAACTACCTTAGCTCTGCCTACATCCTGAACCTCTACTGGGAAAGCCCTAATATTAGCCCTAGACAAAGAAGCCATAAAGAGGGATACAAGCCTAGTAATTCGCTCATCAATAACATGGCTCTCCATGTCAGATGCACCCTCCCAGGGGAAAGCATCAGCACCGTGCTTGCGAAGATCTCTGCTCTTTCCAGGCCACCAATTACGGCGCTCGTCATAACTCTCTCTGCACAAATCAAAGTACGCCTCAAGCTCAACTACCGATTGGTCGTAGGCGTACCGAAGGGACTTGATGTCTGGTTCAGCACTAACGTAGGTTAGTGACTCTGAAACTGAATCACTCTGCATAAAATCTGCCTTTAATATCTTCTAGAAGGTGGTTTACGTACCACTTATGAACACCTATTCTATCACACAATTCTGATGGGGGTATATCTTGTTGATCTTCGCCCTTAATAGTCCTAACAAATATTTCCCAAGCAAGCAGTCTATCGACCTGCTCATCTATAAATGCTTTATCTACAACTAGGTTATGCAACGTATCTGTAACTTCGTCCTCTAACATCTTCTATCATTTCAATGGTTATTGTCTTTCCCTTCATCTTGCCCTTGTATCTTCTAGGGATAACCACAGGTACTTTCATTTTGATCTCGTCTATGTAGGCAAACACATAGCTAGGGTTAGGGGCTTCTGCCAGTACTCTGCCCTTAAAGTGCTTAGGAACGATCTCTTCGATGTACATACAGTCAACTAAAATCTTCTGACCTTCTTCATTTACCCAAGTGTTCCTGCCTTTGCCTGTAAGCATTTCAGCGGACAGCTTTCGTTTAGCTAGGTTAAGAAATGAATCAAAGCTTGATTCGAACCTATCTGCAATTTTAGTTAGTTTTACTTTAGCCATATCTAATATCCTGATCCTATGCGGGTTGTCATCATGTTTCTGGAAAGAACGTGGTCAGGGCCATCGCCTCCATTCGCCATTCGCAAATAACGAATAATGTCAAAGAAGTCCTTTAACGGCTCATCAGCCTTGCCTGAAGCGTTGTAGTTAATTAAAGAGTCTATAAGGTTACCGCAGTCCTCATGTATGTAGCACCGTGGTCTGTTAGCAGAATCTATTGGCACGTTAGGGTTGTAGCTGAACCACTCATCTATAGCACTAATGCCTATCTCTTCCATTCTCCCATCGGACGGAATAAAAGTCATTCCGCAATCATCGAACTCAGTAAACAGGTCATCATTGTCGGAGTTCTCCTTAGCGAAGTACCTACTGTCACCTATACGCTCAAATACCTCTATCTCAATGTCATCCTCTATTTCCTCAAACAGATCAACGTATCCCTGTACGTTGTAACCTATCTTCTTTGATGCTGGCCCATAACGCCACTTAGGATCACCGAATACAGCCCACTCTCCGTAGTAGTCCCTATCAGGCCACTCCTTCCGAATGTACACATCTCCCTTTTCGTTTACTCCTGCCCATATCGCTACATAATTCCTGGCTCCTGCTGGGTCAACTACCTGATAACAAGTGTACCTGTGCTGATCAGATATGTCAGGAAAGGTCATGCCGTACTTATTTGGCTCGTCACTCAATACGTTCACCTCAGTGTTAAACAAGGGCAACAAAGAAGTCATGCTCTTAACGGGTATCCCGTAAGCACGAACTAGTATCTCTTCTTCTGGTCTGCCTCTAAGGTCTTTAGCTATACGCTCATAACCACCAAAGGGATTCTCATCTGAGTGCAAGTACACCACTGATGCGTCCCTAGATGGGCTGTACTGCTTAATAGGCACTTCCTTATCTATCAACGCACCATGACGTGTCTGTAGCGTCTCTACGTCCTTTAAGTACTCTGCCACAAAGGGAGTATAACCATCAATAGGAGTGAAGCCTATACCCATCTTGGCGTCCCTAGTAGCCAGTCGGAACCTAAGGGTATTTACTAATGAAGCATCGCCTAAGTACTCATCTAGCCACGCACCTATGTTCAAGCCCTTAGCATCAGGAAAACCGAACTCAAAGCCCTCTAAGATAGTCTGGTTGTTGCTGTACTGCGTGTACGTCTTGAAGTCTACACGTGTACGGGTATCAGGAAAGATAAAGCTCTTAGCAGTGAACCCGTTCTGCATACTGTAATTAATGTACCCCTCGATGCTCTTAGTCTTCTTCTTGAACTCCTTAGGCATCATCTCCCATATAGCTGCTTGCTGCACCTTAATGGAAGTATCTTCGTTCTGGGAAAAGCATACTAAGTGACCATCATTGCTTTCAGTCACTGCTTCCATTACGATCTTAGCAAATCCTGTAGTCTTTCCTGATCTGTTACCACCAAGAACCAAGCACTCATTGTAATCCTGCAACCCATCCTTTATTCGCTCCCATCCAGGTAGATTAAACCCATGACGGATAGGATCGTCCTCAGATGCCTTAATCCTGCTCTCATGAGCCTTGTGCAGCTCTTTAAGAAGATTAAGGTCGTTCTCGTACAGCCAGACAATTTCCTCTGCTGTAGGAGGAGTCAGAAGGGGATGTTCAGTAAACTTAATTATTTGTCCAGTCTATTTGCTCTAGCTCCTGCATGGACTTCTTAGCAACTAAGGCTAATAAGATAGCTAGGTTTTCTTGGAAGTGCTCTTCATCCATTTTGTTGAAGACATCGTACTCGAAGCCATCCTCTGTAACAGTAGCAACTAAAACAGCTTGCCATCCTGGAGTAATAGTGTCTAAGCACTTATGAACTAAATCAGGGTTATTGTTCATTAAATAATTCTTGTTATGTCGTGCTTAATAGGATCACCTTTAAAGGGCTTACTTTCAATGCTAGAATCTGTGTTTACGTTTCTGAATCTACTTTCGTACTCCTT